CCTGATTGGGAATGGCGGTCAACGTGTTGGTCGCGCCGCTGATACTTTTGTTGGTCAGCGTCTCGGCCCCGGCGAGAGTGGACAGGGTGCCCGTAGTAGGAAGCGTGATACTTGCGTTCCCAATCAGGGTCAGCACGAGGCCGAACGCGCCAGAGGTTGTTATGTTGCCGCCGAGCGTAATCGTCTTGCCCGTGTTCGCTATGCCGGTGCCGCCGTTGGCTCCGACAACAACACCAGTAATACCAGACGCTGGCGCAGACGTAGCCGCAATGGTGCCGTTGCCCGAAGTAGTCAGAGTTTTGCCGCTGCCAATAACCAACGGAGCGTTGATTTCGTTGGTGCCTGACGCCTTCTGAACATTGACCTGTGCGTGTAAGTTTGCAGCGGTCAGGAGGGCAAGTAAAAGTTTTTTCATGGGACGTAGAATGCGGGAATAACCTGTTCAACTTTCAGGAATCCACTGGCCCCATTTGCTACGAGTTCAAAAAGGGCGTTGGGCTCGTCCCCTGCTCGGATGAACGTGAAGAGCAAAGTGCCCGCAGTTGAGTTGTTGTAAATGTTGATCGTGACTCCATTGGTCACAACTCCGAACACAACCGCGAGGTTGACTCGGGAACCTGCAAGAAGGCCGGTCGAATCCACGACAACATTGCGCACGTTTGCTCCACCAGTGATGGTGATTTGCTCGGTGTGCACGACGCTTGTAGGCGTGACAGTGACCACTCCCGCTCCAGCACTGTTCTGCGTGTGGAGTGAAACAAGGCCGGGGTTTGGCAGCGGAAGTGCAGCTCCAGAGTTGAATATGGTAACGTAGCCTGCACCATAGATCAGGTAAGACGACGGGCTCGTGTAAACGCGGATGGACAACCAAAATTGAGCGGAGGCTTCGCCGCCAAGGTCAAAGTCGGTTTCGCCATTCAAAAGATCGAAGGTGAGTTGCTGTTGAGTCCCAGCGTTCCAACCAGCGGAGGTTATTGTCGGGATGATGTTGGCTGCCAACACCGACTTGTTGAGAAGCACGTTTGGGCTCACCGGCGTGTCCTGCATGACGAGCTGGACAGCGGTTGCATTCGTCAGGTCTACACTGGCCCCAAACAGGTCAAAGATGCCGACTTGCAAAGCCACGGCACCGCCGCGCCACCATTGGGCGGCGAGGCCGGTGTTGGCGTCAACAGGGGAGTTTGGTGGATTAGAAACCGGACTGAGCAGAAGGCGGATTGGAATTTGCGACAGAGTGCTCATGGGAGTTTGTGAATCGACCAGTCGGAATTAGAAACGGAGACGGTGCCAGTTCTGACATTATCTTGCGCGGTAAGCTGAATCTCTACCGTGTCTCCAAGAGCGAGGACAACGGTGGTATCTATTTTAGGATACCACCTACCACCTGGAGGATTTGCCACAGAAGTGCCAGCGGCGCGAATGACGGTCGTACCGTTCCTCACAGCGGTCAGGGACAACTCCATTGTTGCTGCGGTGCCTGACACGTTATCAACTTGGGTATTTGCTGTGATAAGGTAAGCACCGGCAATTGGAGCAGTATAGCGGCGAGTCGAGGTGTTGTAACGGGCAAACGGATCGTATTCCGAAACGTTAAACGCCAGCGTGTGCCCGACGCCGTCGACTGCCACGGACTGACTAGAGCCCATGCTGGCAACGCTCGGGTTTGACGTGCCACTGGCTGACCAGTTGTTCGAGTCAACCGACGGGTCGTTGCCAAGGTTGTTGTTTACCGTGCTCGTAAAGCAGAGCGCGGTGCCTGGGAAACGCACAATCTGACCAATCCAATAGGTAGTAGCTCCGTCCCACTCGGGGATGCCCGATTGCAACAGGTAGGCGATTTGCTGAGACAGCACCAAGAAGACGCCGTTAAGGTCTTCCAGTGCGGGGCTCCGGTTGCCAATGAGTGCCGGAGTCAGCCCCTGGAGCCAAGCAGCGGATTGGATGGCCGTCAGGTCGGTGATTGTGCTGGGGTAAGCAGGAGCCCCGGCTGCAAGGCTCCCGTAGACAGCGACGTTGTTGGCCGGGGTGAGCGAACCACCAAAAATCTTCTGAGTTTTGCGAGGAATAGAGGGCATTGGATTAAGGAGTGGTGGTGATGTTTAGCACGGTGCTTCCGTCAATGCGGACTTTCAAACCGCCACTCCATTGAAATTCAATGGAGTTGTCCCCGTCAAAAAGGGCCGGAGTCCAACCAGTGTTGGTTACTTTCTTGAGAGACCCCGAAAGGCTGATGTCGCTTCCCACTGTTAAGTTTTGAGCAACGGTAAGCGGAAAGGCTCCAGTCATGGTAACTGCTCCAGACGTGGTAATGTCTCCAGTTGAGGAATCGGCGTAAAATTTAGAAACATTGCTGGAGTTTTTCAGAGTAATTCCCGCATAACTTATTACGGACCTATTGTACCCAGAAGACCCGTCTCCGACGGTGATTGCGCCACCAGTGGCGTTTGAAAAAATGCTTACGTTTTTGTTTATGCCATAAGTTAAGTCAGCGTAGCTTTCTGCTCCCGTTCCTGGGTCTCTAGTTCCGATAGTCATTACTGCGCTCCCGCGAACCGTTCTTAGCCAGACATTGGTTGCGTCTAAATCTACGGAAGAAGCGCCACTGGCCGCAGAGAATTTAGTGGAGGCCAGTGTCCACCCTCCTGCGGTTCCCGACGTGAGAGTCCCTACGTTGGCCGAGATAGCTGACAGACTCCCCACGGTTATTTTATCGGCGGTCACGGCTCCGGCTGCGAGCTTGCTGGTGTTTACCGCTGCGGCTGCAAGTTCAGTTGTGTTGATGGCCCCAGCCACTACGGTGCCTGCGGTAACAGCGTTGGCTGCAATGGTGCCTGCCGTGATAGCGTTGGCGGCAACTTGGCCTGCCGATATGGTGCCTTGTAAGTCAGTTGTTGGGGTGAGGTTGGTGAAAGCCGACCCATTATATCGGTAGAGCTTTGAGTCCGTGGTAAGGAACACTTGCCTCCCCGCAAAGTTGCCAGTGGTCGGCAACACCCCGAAAATTTCAACCGGCGTCAGGCCAGCGGCAAACTTGGCGGTGTTGATCGCGGCGTCTTGAATCTGACTTTGGGTCAGTTGGCCGGTGATGCTGGAAGCCGCGATGCTCGTCACCTGTGAGAATAGCGCCCAGACGATGTTGGACGTGCCGAGGGTGATTGTCCCTTGAGTCACCATTGTGTACGCGGCGTTTGCGTTGGCGGTGCCAGACGAGATGAAAATGTAGGTGCCAGTGGCAAGTTCTGCGCCGGTGTCCGCGTCTGTGGTTCTTGCCCAAGTGCCGTTACTGCCACTACCCAAAGTTGCGACGTAATAAATGCCGTTCTGCGTTTGGTCGGCTTGGTTTTTAACGAGGATGCGGTCGCTAGCAGCAAGCGTAACACCATCAAGCGTTGAGGGTGCTCCGCCCGAAAGAGTGACGTTGGCGGTCGTTGCTGCGCGCCCAGCTTGCTTGACAGTGAGACCGGCTGCGCTGGCGTCGACGTAGCTTTTATTGGCTGCGTCGGACCCGTTGGTTGGGTTGGCCAATCCGGTCACGGTGCCAGCGGTGACAGTGCCCGCAGTGAAGTTCCCCGACGCATCACGGCGCACAATGGCGCTGGCGGTGTTGGCGTCCGTGGCGGCGTCGAGTTTGGCCTTGTCCGCAGCCGACATGGTGCCGACAGTGCTTCCGGTTGCAACGGGAAGCCCGTTGATGAGCTGGGTGACAGTAGCCTTCTTGGTCGTCGGCGTGCCGGAGACATCCACCACGGGCAAAACTGTCGAGGTGCTGACGGTCCCGATTGCCGGTAAGGAATTTATTGATACGTCGGCGGACCAAATCGGGGATGCGGTCGCAAGCAGGGCAATAGATACGAGAGAGCGAAGGAGCGTCTTCATGTTGGTTCAGTAATGATCGAGTCAGAGTCTTCCGTGGTAATAGTGAATCCCGCCTCGGTGACAAGCAATTCACCCACTCCAGGCGTGGGGTTGACGTTAATAATCGTCACGGTGATGCCCACCCCCATCGGGCGCGGGAGGTACGCCAGCAACAGAGCTTTGGTCAGCCCAAGGCTACTCCATACGATGTAGCTCATCGTCATGTCCCTGTTGTCAATCATCGCGACAGACGGCCCGAACATCGCAAACAACGAACTGGTGATAGAGGCAGTCGTATGGTGGCCCCCGTTGTTAATTGTTTTGAGCTTCAGGACTACACGGTAAGCGGCATCAGACAACAACGTGTTCTGTCCTTCGGCGAAGGAGTAATCATAGAACACTCCGTTGGGATTGATCCCCGTTGAGGCGTACCCAGTTAATCCATTTCCGTTCGGGTGGTTCCCACCGTAGGGGTAGACAGCCGCGTCGGTGTAGTTGACAAAGCTAGTGGACCCCAACGCACGCAACACGTCTCCGCAAGCGAAGGCTCCTGCCACGGGTGCAGTAGCCGTCCCCGCGCTGTCAGCCACCCACCATTGACCAGCCGTTGCGGAGGTGATTGTCGGGGTGTTGGTAGTTGGGTTCCAAGTCCCTTGGTAGTTGGCTTGGAGCAGAGTCGTCTCTGCATAGGTCCACAACCCAAAATAAGGTGTTGGGGTTGGTGCTCCAATGTTGCGCGAAACCCCAATATACTTCCCAAGGACATCGAGCTGAGTCCCGACAGCCGTGTCCAAATCAAAGCAAGTGAGCAACGAAGCCGCGAGGTTCTCGGCAAGAAACTGACTGGCCCAGAGCTTTACTTGCCTGTCTGCGTTTGGCAACCCCCGGTATTGGTAGGCGAGCAGACTGGCATAGTAATCAGTCAGGGTTGTCAGGCTCATTTGTTAAACAACCGTGATGGTCGTGCGAGCTGAGGCGGGGACGAATTGGTAGTTCACTCCGGTGGTCGCAACCAACGAAGTCCAAGTAGCGCCGTCGAGGGACACCCCTTCGACCGAGAAGGAGCCATTGGGCGCAAGGGTTTGCAATCGGGCAACAATGTTGGAAGCGGTGGCTTTTTCCCCTATGCCGTAGGAGAGGTCAGCCAAGAGAGATGTCTTGAGGTAGGCGGCATCCAAAGACCCGGTGACGGCAGTGCCAGTGCAACGAATCCACAAATTTTGCGCAACCGGAACGTCATAGAGAACGGCAAACAACGAATTGTCGGCTTGAGTGACGTTCGTGCTGATTGCCCCTTTCATTCCGCATCCGGCATTGCGCTTGATGTAAATGGCATTGGCCACGTCAACCGCAGAGGCGGTGCCCGCCACCACGCACCAAATAGAGTGGGCGGGGATACCGTTGGCGTCAGTGGTGTTTGTGATGTTCTCCAAGACCAGCACGTCAGTGACTCCCGTCACGTTGCTCAGAGCATCGTAGAGACCTTGGAAGTATCCTTTTGAGGCAAGGGCAACAGACCTTGCACGGCGAAGACGAAGAACGGCGTCCGTTTCCTCGTTGGTGCCGGTAGTGGTAGCGACAGCAGGGTTATTTACCGTGCTGATGCCCAAGGTCACGGTATTGATGACGGTGATCGTGTTGACGACGGTCAGCACGGCTCCGAGGTTGAGAGCGCGGAACACCAGAGAGGTCGAGGCCGCTGCGCCAAAAGCGTAGGTGGTAACGAGGACGAATCGGTTGCCAGCCGCGTCGGAGACGGTAAACGGCGCATCGGGCGCAGTGTTGAGTCCGGCAAGGGTAACAGCTTGGGTAGCTGTAACGGTGACAGGGGTGTAAGTGTAGGTTCCAGCGCGACGGATAACACCGTTAATTGCGCAACGCTGATCCAGTCCTCGACCAACAGCTTGATCGGGGTCAAAGCTGGAGTAAACACTGGCCACGAATTGCAGCATATCCTGCGTAATCAGGACTCCGAGGTTGATGAATTGCCCGTCGGGAGAGTTCGAGTTGACGTTGATGTCGTCGCCGTAAATCCGCTTCATCCCTGGGTACGCGGTGCTGCCTACCAGAAACCGATCCAGCGTTTCAGCAGGAGTATCAAGGCTGATTCCGGTGTTGGTTATTGCGTTCATGGGAGCTGGGCGTAGCCAGTAAGGTTTCGGCTGTAAATAGTGTCCACGTTGAACTTGATGGTGAGTCGGCGCTGTGCTGAGTCGGTCACAGCTTCGACCGAGTTAATCCGCACTACGCCTTCCCGCTGAATGATCGCAAGCCGAGCTTGGAGCAAGATGTTTTGTTTTGCGACTTCACCCTTTGAGGCAAGCAGGTTCCACCAATCAATGCCGGTGGTCATGGCAAACCAGCAATCGTTCAGGAAAAAGAGCAGCGACGTTTTGATGTCGGCAGCGATTGCCTGCTCTTTTGTAAAGTAGGAGTTGCGGCCTTGGCCAAACGTCCAGTCGTTGGCTGCGGTGATTCCTCGAAATGGTTGTGGCATATTAGGCGGAGAGGAGGGTTTGTAACTGCAACTTGACTCCGGCAATGCTGGCAAGAGTCAACGCGTTTGGGGTTTGCCCGCCAGTGTCCTTAAAATTAGTAAGGACATTGCACAGGTTTTCCATCGCCGACCTTAGCGAATCAGTTCCGACAATTATGCCCACCTTGTCGGCTACCACCACTTCCGCCCCTATTGGACTGTGCAGCCGGACCACGCCGGTTTCGGTGACTTCTGCATACGCCCCGCCATTGGTTGCTCGGATCACTGCGGGGGTGATCTTTACTGAGGCCGTTCCAAAGGCTAACATTACGGCATCATTGGCGGTGTAGGGCGGAGGATTTGTTTTATTGCGAATGCCTACAAGCACTATGCCGTCACTTAAACTGTGGGCTCTGGCGCTGTTTGGCCCAACCACGTTGCCGGTAGTGAACCAGAGGTCGAGGTCGCGATCATTGAACAGGACCAAGCACGGGTCGCCCTTGGCCACGGGGAACGTCATGTAGGCACCGCCGCCGCCTGGGAATATAACCGGACAGTCCGTCAAAAGCGGGTAGGCGACTTGGGTGTTCCCAATGTTGCGCAGGACTTGAATCTGCACCGTGGCAGTCTGCGTCGTCGGATTGAAAGAGTTAATCACTCCGACTTGGTGACAGTTGAGTCCGTAGAAAATTTCTTTCTTCAAGTCCGTTAATAGCGAACGGAGGTCCGGTGGAATTGGACTGGTGATGGGCTCGCTCATAGTACGGGTTGTCCAGCAACAATGCGGAAAGCGTCGGGCGGAAGCGATAATTTTACGCTTGAAAGCAGCTCTCCGCAAATGGATGGGGAGATAGTACCATGATGCTCAAACCCGAAAACTTTCCAATCTCGGTTCAAACTCCTGTCAACGGTGCTGTAAAGTTCAACGATTTGCCCAACACTGAGGCTGGGCTCAAACAGCATACTTAGCTCAACAAAGGTTTCAGACCTTTTTGGGCTCCCAAGCAAACCACTTTCCTCGGAAATGAGTGTGATTGGTCCTCGGAAGACTTCGTTCAGATTCAAGGCTTTGACTTGCCCGTTGTCGACAGCCGCAAACCCATTAGATTTTTCAAGGATAAGGGTCCATATATTCCCAAAGAGGACTTCCCCTCGCAGGTTGCGAATAGGGAAATCACCTATGATGGGTGTCCCGCTGAGATTTGGCATCTGGCGCGAAAGCATCACGATGGTCTGAGCCGCACTGGCTCCCGGTGCTACGGTCATGCTGACGTTGTTGGCGTTGGCCATTGGCCACCCGCCGTCGAAGGCATTTATCTCGGTGATCCAATCCGTTCCTTGCCGATAACTGAAGCAAGTATTTACGGTGCCGTTGAACACAAGGGGGAGTTGGAACTCTTCGCTGGGCGCGTAACCACAACGAAACTTGATTGCTCGGAGTTGTGAAGCGTGAGAATAGTCCTTCCGCATTGCTGTCCGCACGGTCTCTTGGAGATTGTAGACCTTGAACGATCCTGTCTGAGATGACCCAAGGAGGGCTCTCGTAATCGTAAATTCGACCGTGTTTGGCAGGGTGATTTCGACGTTGTAGTTGGCCGATTGCGAATAGGGCGATACGGAGTACCCTGCCGAGACCTCGACTTGCAGGGAATAAATTCGGTTGAACTTTTCCACGTCAGTTCCCTTCGTAAATTGTCTCGTTGGTAGATGCTACGTCGTCGGCATCGAGAAGGTAAAGGATGGCAACTCCTTGGGAAAAGTCCGTTTGATTAACTGGCTCCACAAATTCCTGAGTTTGAATAGAGAACCCGAAGGGGATTATTTCTCCCCATTGCCTAAGAATGTTGGGCGAGGCTACGAGGCGCAAACCGTTCAACGTCCATGTTTGCCAACTAAAGTTTGCAAACCAACCAAGTTGTTGAGGTCTGTATTCAAGATACACTGACACCTGCGACCCATCGGACAGGACGAAGAAAATAGTCTGCTTTGGCTGCGAGGTGATGCCGGTGACAATCTTCATCAGAGGGTTGGCCAGTATCCGTTGAAATTCGCCAGTTGGGTCGCTGTTGGTTGGAGCGCACCAACAATGCCACTGCGAACCTCCGTTGACTGCATCTGCTGGGCGCGACCAGCGAAAGCCGAGTTTACACTTGGGGTGAACTGGTCTCCACCAGTGCGGCGTCCGGTGAGAAGACCGGCGTTGATGGTGATTGCCCGTGCAACACGGATTTTTTTGAAGGTGATTGTAAATTCCGTCACCGACCTACTTTCGGCCCCTTGCTTGGCTGAGGCGCTTTGGATCGCCATGTTTTCCATAATGCCCCACGGGCTTTCGACTGAGAATAACTGCCGCCCCTTCCAAAGTTGATAGAAGAAATTGTAGATGTAGCTCTGTTTGGTTTGCCCTGGTTGTTGCTTGGCTTGGTCTTGATAATAGCCAAAAAGGCTGGCGGAAGAGGCTACTGCGGCGGCGTCTTGGGCTGTGGTCGTAGCAGTCTCATCTTGATTCAATTGCTGCTCATCCGTGAACTCTGGCTGCATTTCTGGAATGTCAGGCATTGTATTTGGGACCGGGGAAATCGGGCGCACTGTTGGGACAGTTTTTACAAGCTCTGCAACTCGTCCTGTAAGAGTGATCGTCTCGGGACGTAAAGCGATATGGTCCTGAATGGCTGTGTTGTTTTCGATGTAGTGGTCAGTGATGTCGCTTTCGAGTTCCGACGTGTCTTCTTCCGCCAAGTCCAAAAGGAACCCGGCAATGCCTGAAGGCGGGTTCCCCGGACGCACCAACACCACTTGCGAATCCCGCACGGCAAGCGTGCTGAGAATCGAGTAGATGCTGGTGGAGTCCGTCGGGATGATGTTCATGGGCCGGTGTTCTTCGGAGCTTGATAACTGGCTTCGCTGATTTCACGGGCAACCATATTTGGGTCTCTAGCTCCGTCGATTTGGTTGTTGTTGGTGACGTTGTAGGTCGTTGCGCTGGGCTGACCGGAGTTTCTTTGCGTCGGTAAGGCGGGTGTCGCTACGGCTTGCGCATTAAATGCGGAGAGTGCGAGCAGCGTCGCGGATAGTAGTCGCCCACCGTCGCCTAAAAAGAAACTAGAAACCAAAGAAAGCCCTTTACCCAAATCCATAAAATTGACCGCTAATTCGGCAATAGCTTTGTCTTTAAGCGCCGAGATACTTGTCCCTAAATTATTGAGGGCCGCCCCAGCCTTCATAATAGCCGCTTGCTCTGGCGCGCTTAGAGCTTCTCCTGGTGGCCTAGTCGGGATGACGCCCTTGTTGGCGTGCATCATGTAAGCTACGTCAGGGCTAATTCCCGCGACTTTGGCGACCATCAGCGCCTCGTTAAGAGAGCTGTTGGCAAATCGTTTTCCGAACTGCTCAAGCAGCTTGTCAGGGGATTGCTGCATATCCAACCCCCAACCAGTAAGCAAGCTGGCAGCTTCTTGGTGTTGCCCAAGATACTTCATTTCAAAAGCCCGCTGGGCCAAGTTTGAAAGGTTATCTCGAATAGATTCTGGTGAGACATCTGACTTGCCAGCGGCGTATTGCCATTTCAACAACTCCTCTCGCGAAAGACCAGTAGCCTTGCCAAATTTGTCCGTGGCAAAACTGGTCTTAATTGTTGACTTAGTCATATCAACTAACGCCGATCCAAGCTGCCTCAAAATGACCGCCAGCGATCCCAGTCCGAGCAACTGCTTGGCAAAGACGCCGAAACTCTTGAGCGATTGATTGATCGCAGCCCCCGGAGATGCTGCTGTCGAAGGCGGTATGGCTGTTTGAGGCGCAAGTATCGGGGGTAGGACTCCAGAGGGGGCAGCTACCGGCTGTGCGGTTGTCGGAGCAGCAGCTACCTGCTGTGCGGCAGTTCCTTGCTGTGGGAGTTTTAAGCCCGCAAGCTGCGCCAGCGACGCCACCAAGTTCTTTGCCGCATCCGCAGCAGAAATTAGAGACGCTTCAAATCCTTTAAGCTTGTCTTCCCCTTTTACGACGAAGCCCAACTCTACAAAAAGTTCAGCGACTTTCATTTGTTCATCTCCCTTGTGGTTTCCTCGTATTCAGCTTGGAAATTCACAAACTCCCAAGCGTCGAGGACCATATTGGTAGGCATGGCGGAAATCCGAGCGGGGTCTCCCCCGCCAAAACCCTCACGGGCTAATCTCAGAGCCATGAGCGTTTCTTGGTCCATTGTTACTCGGATCGCTGGGCGTTTGATGTCGGCTTTTCGTTTGTCAATGACGACAAGGCGAGCCCCTTGAAAAAAGGGGAGAGGTTTGCTTTCATCACCTCCCACGCAACGGGCAGGTAATCCTGCCGAGCGTCTTCAGGCTCAAAAGTCTGCGGAGTAATCCGCTGACCGTTGTAGAGCGACCGTTTGGCACACTCCATCAGCGCCGCCTCCAAGGAGTCGGATTGAAGGAGCTGAAAAATGGCGTTCTTCAGGACGTTAATGTCTTGACCAGACAACTCGGAGAAATTCGACAGATTCAAGTCGAAGTTCACCAGTGATAGCTCTTTGGCTACCGTCTTCATCAGACGGTGGCCTGCGGAGAACGAAGCGATCCCGACTTCCAAGGTCGAGCCGCTCTTTAGTGTGATGGGGTCTTGCATAAATTGGTCGGGGTCGAGAGACTCCGAGCAAGCCCGATATGGCGTCGGTGCGAGGATTCGAGACCCCTAGAAACGATCCTCTTCTTGCTCGGAGTCGATTGATTAGAACACCTGGCGGGAGACGTTCGCGAACTCGAAGCGATACATCGAAACGCTCTGATCCGTGTCGCCCTCCGCATTGGACTTCGCATCCACCATGCGCTTAAAGATGCCGCCTTGGAGTTTGTAGGTGTCCGAAGTGATGTTGCCCATGCCGTCGCCAGCGCGTTTCGTTGCTTGCCCGTCGAGCAGCACAAAAGACGAGAAGTCTTGGAGTTGCTGCTGGAGCAGCGCGTCCACAGATTTGTCGTCATCGGAAGCACGGATCAGACGCAAAGTGGCCGTGCCAACCAACCCCATTGAGTTTTCCGCGAAGATCGAATTGCCGTTCTTGCCCCGCTTCAAATTGGCAAGATCGTTGTCGTAAGTGATCGTGAACCAGTCTCCGTCAGCAACGTCGGTGAGGACGATGCCGCCGATGACGAGAGTGTCTTGGCCAGTGAGTGAGACGGTGGACATGGGATGGGTGGATTACTTGTTGATGGAGACAAGCACGTCGGAGCTTTGGATAGCGCCTGCGAACTTGACAGCGATGCGAACCAACGGGGCTTCGCGAGCTTCTCGCGTTGCTTGCGTCTGCTGGGTCACTGGGAGGCTGTAAATGTAGTAGCCTTGATTGAGGATGTTACGACGGAGGTCGGCAGGTTTCCCAAACAACTCCGCTGAGTTCCACGTACCGGGAGCAATGAACCCATTAGCCAGCGCCTGCTGAAGAACGTTGATGTAGGCACCCTTCAAGAGAGCCATTCCGGGTTCAGTCTGGGGCAACTTAGTGCTCGTAGTTGCCAAGGCGTTAAAGCCTGCGACTTGGAGCGAGAAGACAAGCCAGTCGAGGTTGTAGACGTTGTCGAAGTAGTCATTGCCTCCAGTGCTGTAAACTTTTCCGATATATTGCGCGCCACCGCCGACGCTTGGATAGGTGTCGACGCCAGCGGTCTCACACGCAGTAAGCTGGGTCTGGGATATGCCCGTGTCTGGGGCGATCCCGACCAGCGTTTTCAAGT